GGGTACTTAGGGCGAACAATACCCATAACACCAAGGTAAGGACGATGGCGACGAAAAACGCCGATGCCATTTGCTTGGCTACCTGTTGCGTGGTCCGGAGAAGTGTTGCCTTCAATGGTAGTAATGCCATCTGCGCTAGCTCCTTCAATGATTCCTACATGTTCTGCAACCCCGTTGCCAGAAAAATTAAAGAAAACAATGTCCCCTGGCTGAGCTTTGTACTTATCTACAATCTGACCATTCTTTTGAAACCAAGTTAATCCTGCAGGGCAATATGAAAAACCTTTAGGTGTTTGAGCCGCTACTAGGGCGGATAGATTTGCCTGACTAAATACCCAGCTTACAAACATAGCGCAATAAGGCTCATGGTTGGTGCCGTACCAAGCACCAAAGGGGGTGTCGTTATTATCTCCCTCTAAAAATCCCACTTGCTGGGTAGCAATGTTTACTATATCTAATCCGCTGCTCACTGGTATATCAACCTTTCAGCTAAATCTCCTGGTGTTACTAAATTTACTGGCTTTTCGCTAAGCTTTACTTCTGCCTTTACATAGCACTCTGTTACTAACTCAGAGCAGATATACCCCATGCCTTGAGCTAGCTTATTCCATAGCTTCTGCGGTGGTAAGCGAAGACCCACAATTCTCAAAAAAATAACAAATATGTCAAAGAATCCGTAGGGTTTACCCACCAAAGAAAGAGCGTGTTCTGTGATCTTTTCTCTTTGGGAATCAGTAATTTCTTCATGCTGATTCCAGGCTATAACATTATATTTATTGGTAGGGCTTAGGGCAACGCCTCTAGGGTTAGCCTCAACTATTACTGTGGGGTCAATACAAATGACCGCATGATTCCAACGACTGGTAGTACCGATTCGTATTAGCCGGCCAACAAAGCCGCTAGTCTTTACTACCCCGTAGTCTCCTGGCCTTGGGGTGTATGCCATTTAGTCCAACGCCTCCTCGATATGCTGCTCAAAGCGACCCTCTAGCTTTGCTATAGAGATCTTTACTGAGGTCATATCTTTGCTTAATTCCTGTACTAGAGGAAGGATTTGAAGCTTTACGGTATCGTTTAAAGAAGATCCGTGGTTTGGCTTTAACTCTGAAAGGTAGTGTTTAACCAGGTATCTCACTCCGACGCCGATAGCGCCCAAAATTGCGCAACTTCCTGCGATTGTCTGAATCCATACAGCTGCGGACATTGGCACTCCCTAGTAAATAAGCCGGTGTATGCATATTGTGCATGACACCGGCTTAAATGTAAGGCTAAAAATTACTCAACTCGAGCGGTAATTTCCTGTCCGCGGTACATAGTTTTGCCCTGGTGTATGTGCACCTGGTCGAAATGAAAACTATCATCATCGCCGTCTTTGTAAAAGATTACGCTGACTCCTTGTTGCCAGTTTTCAAAATAAGTAAGCGATTGTCCCGAGACGTCCAAACCACTTTTGACACTTGGAACTGCCCCATCCGTGCGACAGAGACATCCAGGTGAAAAAGCGACGCTCTTAATTGCTTTATCACGATCAAATATCGTTTTGGACTGCTGCTCCATCCGATGTGTATGGCCAAATAACGTGGAAATGTGCGGATTCGAATTAGTATACTGAGCCGCGGTTGAGCCGCTACTGTTAGCCCTATCACCGTGCATAGCACGTAAGCGCTTATTAATCCAATGAGCTGCTGCTGGATACCCATCTATAAATTCAACCCCTAATTCATCGCAACGCAGTAAATACTGAAGGCTCATAACTGGCCAACTATCTGGAATATTCGCCACACGAATTCCATAAGCCGCCGCAGCATTACGTGTCATAAATGCTTGTAAACGTTTATCATGATTTCCTTCTAAAAGAATAATACGAGCATCTTTACCCGCTTCTGCACGTTGCTGTGCAAGAAAGAGGTGTCCACGATCCACAGCCATCTGCGCAGTATGCGCAAAAGAAGCTTCCTGTTCGTATTTGCCGTACATGGGAAGATCTAAAAAGTCACCAAGATTAATTACTTGAGCTAACGGATGGCCGTGATCTAAAGCGACAATTTGAAGAGCAACGTCCATTGCTGCTTCATCATGGAAAGGCTCAATTGTTCCATCTTCAAATTTACGATAACCAATTTGAGGATCAGGTAGTGCAACCGCTACTTTCCAGTCGCTACTAATTAATGAGGGAGCTTGACGCTCACGGGGGGTTACAACAGTTGGGGCCGCGGGTTGTACCGGTATCCAATCTGGAACCACATTCGGTTCTTTACCTTCTTCTTCTTTAAAGGCTTGTAGTGCTTCTTTAACTGCGTAATAGTTTTCTTCTAACGACATCCGCATTTTCCATTTCTATGCTCGTTCAAAGACGAGAGGCCAAAGGTACAACCAGCATCTTTATATAGGTCAAAAAGTCGTCGTGTGGAGAATTCGGTATCAGCAATTGAAGTTTCAAATACACTTCTATCATTGTCAGATAAAGATTCGCGCCACTGGCCGACGACACAGAGATTGTTTTTAAATGAGTTTAGATCTTTTGCTTTTTCGTATAATTCGGAAAGCATTAATCCTCCTGATAGTGGGCCTAGTACTAGGCCCCCGAAGGGGCCTAGTCCGAAGCATACACTACTTTAGTAGGAAGTGCTCATTCCTTCACCAAAGCTATCGGTGCTGCGTTTGATAGCGGGATTCATTACACGACCATTAGCCTGAGTCTTGCCTGCGGCAGGTTCTGTGCTAACTTGATATGTTGCTTTAATTGTGTGAGCAGCTCCGTGAGCATCTGGCTTAACGGTGCCTTTCTTTCCTTTTGCTTCAAGAGAAGGATCGCCAGCTGCGGTATTCTTCTTGGGCATAAGTTTTCCCGATTTAGGGGAAGCTGAGGGTGAAGAAAACTTTGCTCCTTCTTTACCCATTGTTTGACGTGCCATAATAGTTACTTCCTTAAGGTTGAGTTGAGATCTCTAGACAAGGATACTTTAGATGCCAAAGATTGTAAAGACAATCGCTGAAATCTGGCCATCCCTGGACTCTACTGTTGTAAATCCGGGTATACAAGCAAGCCTCATACCTCGTGGAGCGACATATCCGCTTGCAATAGCAATAGCTTTGACCGCTTGGTTTACTGCGGACGCCCCAACTGCACGTACTTTAACCTGGGGAGCCTCATAAAGGGCGTGAGCTATAGCTGAGCCCACTGATTGGGCATTTGATCCCGCGCCAACGCGCAGGAATTTTTCTTCTTCTGTCAATTTGTAGTCCTTTGGGTTCGATTTATAGAGTTGCCCTCAGGACTAAGTATTACGGTTTTTCCCTGTATTTAGGGTCTAAAAGCTTTTCTAAGATATCCTTTTCATAGGCTAGATTGCCCATACCGGCCGCGATCCGTGCAAGTGCGTAGGAGTCCGCTGCGTCATCATTTGGGAACTCTACGCTCCACTTTTTAAAGGTGTGCAGAAGTACTTGATTCTTTTCTACCCTACCTTTACCCGTAATAAATTTTTTAAGCATAGGTGGAGCCACAATAAGGGGGTATTTAGCGTCACTATCATAAAACCAGGCTCTGCATTCCATTTTAACCATGCCACCTAGCTCACCAAGCATGTTAGCCATTTGAGAACCAAAGGCGTAGCCTTCCATAGCGGCGTCTTGAATGTTAAAGGTTTTTTCAAAAACCTCTTCGCCTAGCCACAGGGCTATATCTCTAAGGCGTTCTACGCCACTGCCTACAGATTTATAGACTTGGGTTTGGAATTTTCCATCGGTATTTATTACTGTAATTCCAAAGCCGCCATAGGACTGATCAATTCCTATATACTTTTTAGACGAATCTTCTAAGTTTAACCCGCCATCAAACTTCTTGACTTTACCATTATATGTGGTCATGTCGTAAACTTGCGCTGACGAGATCGCATACCGCCATCTGAGGTACGGCGAGTAAGCTCACGAGAAACAACTGCAGCATCTCGCTCTACGTTTTCCATGCGAGCCTCAATAAGTTTACGAAAGGCGTACTTGACATCTAGTTCTTTACCAAGCTTTTGAATCTCTGGCATAGCGGCGATGGTGGATTTAACAAAGGTTACAGTTGTCCCCTTTGCTCCAGTCCAGTTAGCAAGCATTGCCGAGGCTTCTGCCGCATCTAATGCGCGTTGTGCTTCTCGCTCATCGATAACAGCTACGGCAAACAAACCGGCGGCATGATCATTCCACTGTGTAAACTGAACAAATAGATCCATAAGAGCAGGATCATCTAACTCTGTAATATCTCTAGGAAGACTAGGAATTTCATAATTAGGTTTGCGTGTAAGACCAAAGCCGCTAGTAGAGAGCGCGGCAATAGCATCCTCACTAAGTGAAGTCTTATTTGCTGTCATTAACATCTTCCCCCCTAAATGGTTTGCAACGGGTACATCCTAACACAGAGTCGATAGTACATGCTGGAGGGCGGTCGTTGTCAACTGCCCACACAACGTCAAGGGCTGCTTCAAAGTATGGCTTAGAAAACTCAGGGTCATAGGTGACTGTAAACTCCTTGTAGTCTTGATTAGACTTGAGCTCATACATAAACACAATCTCTTTAGGTGCATTGGGTAGGTCGCCATTCTCAACCATAATGTGGCAAAGGTGTAGGTAGATCTGCCCCTGAAGCTGGTGAGTTCTAAAAGGCTGACGAATGTTCTTCCAAGCAGTATCTAGGTCATTGCTGCCCCCAAACAAACCAGGAGCCTCTATACGGATAGTTCCAGCACCGATAGTCTTAATCTCAATTAAAAAGTCTTCCCCAATATCTTTTACCCAACCGTCAGCGTGGCCAGACATACGGTGCTTAGGGCTGAATAGAGGCACCTCTTGGTACTCAAGGTCACGTGAGGAAATACCACGTACATCCTTAGCCGTTGCCCAGGTGTAGTCATTAAGCTTGTAATTATGCCACTTGCCATATAAAACACCCATTTCACGCAAGTAACCTTGCCACTTAGCGTGTGCTCCGTGTCCGGTGTCAAAGATAGATTGAAGACGCAAGGTGGGCCGCTCTCGGGTCTCTACGTAATTTCCTTTAAGAGCATGATAGGCCGCGAGAGCGCACCACTCAGGCTTAATGATATCAGAAGGATGTAGAACGGTTTGATTACGTTCTTCAAAAGGTTTTGATAGAATGTGCCGCTCTATCTCGCCCATAACGCGAGTATCGCGCTTCTTTGTCTCTAGGTAGTTCTTTAACTTTATACTAGATACAGCGCGTTCTCTCATTAGAATCCTTTATCTTGTTCCAACCATTGGCCTAGTGTTAATCCTTGCTTAGTATACTTCCTTTTAAGAGCGTTACGCTCTCTGTGGCTCATACCACCGAAGATACCGTGAAGCTCATCGTTTTGTATCGCCTCTTTTAAGCATTCTTTTCGTACCGGACACGGAGGTTTTCCATCCCGGCCATAGCATATTGCTTTAGCTGCGTCTGCGATAGGTTTGTAGAGCTTCTTATCTCTTGGTGGAAAGAAAAGCTCTGTATCTTCACCTTGGCACTTGGCGTCATATCTCCAAGCCCAGGGCGAATTATCTTTGTAGTCCAACTATTCACCTCGAATGAAATTACGTAGTTCAAGAAAGTCCTCCTCTCCCAAAACAACATAGTTTTCACCGTCGAGATGTAACCCTAAAACTGGAGTGCGGCTATCTAAAATAGCTTCCTTTGTAATCTTCTTAAGTACTTCTGATTTAATAGTGACCTGCTTCTTACCCGTCCATTTATGTTCAATGAGTAAGTCGTCAGTCCTAACGTCACCTTTGCGACTCCAAAAAGCACCGGAGGCAGCGCTACGCTTGCCCCCGAACTCTTTTTCTAAACGCTTTTCGTGCTTAAGAGATTCTTTTTGTCCCTCACTCTTCATCGTCTTCAGACCCAATAACAGCTTGGATTACAGCCCCATGCTTTATCGTATCCATTACGGCTTTAGTGAGTTCATCTTGGAGGTCGACTTCTTCTCTAATCGAGTTGATTAGGTTGATTGCGCCTTGCCACTTACGATCATTATAGTATAGCCAGCCGCCTCTACGCTCCACCACACCGTTTAGGAGGGACATAGCCACAATTTCCTTGCCAAAGTCATAGCTTCCAGCATCGATTGGGCCACCATCTGAAAAGTAGAAGTCCATATAAGCGGTTTGCTGGGGTGGGTAAGTCTTGTTCTTGATGGTACGCACGCGGATAGTCTGCCCTACACGGCGCTTGTTTTCCCCACTACCTACATCAATCCACTCATCACGCTTTACCTCGCAGCGGATTGAGTAGGCATAGTCCTTGCCTAATCCTCCAGGGGTGGTCCGTGGGTCGCCATGCATGACTCCGATCTTCATGCGATACTGATTAATCATAAGTCCTAGTACTGGTCGCTCGGATCCATCCAAGAGGCGCTTGGTTGCTCCCGATACTTTTCTAAAGAACTTATTGGTAATAAGTGCGCCACGACCCACAGTAAATTCTTCCATTGTTTTTTCATCTTCTGCGCTAGGAACAAGGGCAGGCAAAGAATCAATAACAACCATGTCAACAGACTTAGACTCCATGAACTGAATAACCGCTTCAAACGCTTCCTCCATACTATTAGTCTCAACAATCAAGACGCGTTCGGTATCGACCCCAAGCATCTCGGCATAGCCAGAATCAAATTGTTCGGCAGCAACCCACACAGCAGTAAAGTCTTTGTTATTAGATTGGTTGGCTGCTATTGTTTTTAGGGCAATTGCAGTCTTGCCATGAGAGGCTTCACCTACAATTTCAACCCAGTGATTCATGGGCCAGCCACCACCAAGTATGGTATCTAAAGTTAATGACCCGGTAGTAATGCGCTCTGGGATGTTAACCTCGCTAGCAAACACTACAGTTCCTGGCCCGTTCTTCTTATTAATCTGAGCCATAACCTTTAGTGCATCTGAATTAATTGTCATTGTCATTAACCGATCCTATCTACGATTGTTCCTGGATTAAAACCATCATTTTGTCCGACTTGTTTAGCTGGTTGTACTGGACCATTGCCCGTACCTGAACCGGCTAACCCTGAACCTTGCTGCATAATTGGGTAACCACAATCATAGCAACGTTTACGTTGTGTGCCAAGTGGGGCAAAATAGTTGCCGGACATGCACCCGGGACAGAGGTCGCTCTGTCTTGCGCTCTGCGCTTTGGTAACTAACTGATCTGCTTCTGGATCATACTGTACAGGGATGTTAGGGGATTGTTGCTGAGGCACATACCGCATAGGTTGAGACGGAGTTGTTTGTGGCACAGTAGACGAGGGTTTTTGTTGCCCCATCTTTCTGGCGTACCAATCAGAATTATTACTCATAGGACGCCTCCGAGTCCAGTAAGCCTAAACTAATAAGAGTAGATATGCAAGATACTGCTGAGGAAAGAGCGACTATTTTAAACAAACCAACTATGTGTTCCATATCCTCTTCGACTAACTGACTATCTTCTGGGCTTGTCTCAAGCATCTCAAGCTTGTAAGCGGTTGCGGCAACCTGAGCAGAGATTTCAGCGTGTTGTTCAATAAAGGGGATTAAAGGTTGAAACGTCATAAGGCGTTCCTCGCTGGCGCGGTTCTCCATGTCAGCTACTTCTTCAGAAATTGGGGGCAGACCCATAACATCTGCAATTTTTTCTGCGGATTCAAAAACAGAGTCATAAATTACCTGACGAACTAACATAGGCATCCGTACTTCAATCACCTTTGTCTTTATCTTTTGCTTTTTACGCTTAAATATGCCCATTACTTTGCCTCTCCCCAGCGGGATACTAGTTTAACATCTGCGATCAAAGGTATCGACAGGATGTTGATACCCTCCATGGCCTGGCGGATTGCATCCATGGTTTCCTCAGCTAGGTTATCTGGGGTAACGGTCACAAGTTCATCGTGGATTGTAAGAATTAATTCTGCTCCTTCTGGAATCATTGCATGAGCACGAACCATAGCCACCTTAATAAGATCAGCTGCAGATCCCTGAATCATGGTATTAAAAGCTTGACGTTCAGCCTTAGCCCTAGACCATTGATCCTTTGCTCGAAGTTCTGGTAGGAATCTACGGCGTTTCAAAATAGTGCTGACGTAAGGAATAGGGGTTTTACGTCGACAGTCGCTAATTACCTGGCGCTTATAACGACCTACCGCGGGAAACTTCTTACCAAAAGCATCTAATAGATCTCTTGCTTCAGTTAAGCTACAACCTATCTCCCGCGCAATCTTATCTGGACCTACGCCGTAAGCAAGGGAGAGAACCAGGACTTTACCCGCCTTTCGGTCTACACCCATTGTGTTACCAATAGTGGTGTAGATGTCCTCTCCGTTCTTATATGCATCTACCATCGTTCTATCATTGCTAAACGATGCGATGATTCGTGGCTCAATCTGAGAGTAGTCAGCTACTACTAGCTTATGTCCCTCAGGGGCTACGAACAGGTTTCTAATAGCTTTTCCGTTAGCCGTGTGTGGTGCTGGAACGTTTTGGAGGTTGGGATTACGGCTAGAAAAACGTCCAGTATCTGCACCATACTGTACAAAATCAGTATGTATGCGGCCGTTATACATAAGACTCTCTTTAGCTACAGTCTTTGATTTACCGGCAAGGGTACGGGTAATATCTCCACCAAGGTATGGAATTACATATGTAGTCAACAATTTATTTAAATATGAATATGTAAGCAGAGCATCTACCAAAGAGTCACGCCCACGAAAAACCGACAATGCTGGCTCGGAGACAGAATAATCTCTATAAGTGTGTACGTAGTTTGGGTCATTTGCTGCCCGCTTTTCTCCAGCAGGTGTCATGGTCTTAGGCTTAAGACCGCGTCCCCCATCTTTACGAGGAGTAAATAGAATCTCTTGTTTTTCAGGGACAGAGTTCATATTGATTGGGCGTTTAGCCAAAGAGTATATGCGACCCTTTGTATCCTCAATCTGCTTTTCTAGATCTATCTTAAGCTGAATCAACTGATCAACATCTATGTCTGCGCCTCGTAACTCCATGTGGCAAAGGGCATTCATAACATCCATCTCAAGATGAAATATAGGATTAAGGCCTTCTGACCCCAACTTATCTTTGTATTCTAGATAAAGTTTCCAAGTCCACTCAGCGTCTAGTCCTGCGTATGTTCCAACATCTTGATAGGAGTGGGCCTCAATCTCTTTACCAACACCCTTAACCATCTCATAGCCAAACTCGCGCTTTAGACAGTCATCTAAACCTAAGGAAATTCTATTACGGTTATCTAATATAAATGCAGCATTAAGGGTACAGAAGTAAGGTGAACTTGGAAGTTGCTTCATGTACTTGCTTACACTCTCCAAATCAAACTTTAAGTTGTGCCCAACTTTAACTTTATCGCTTGCCATCAAAGGCTTTAATGCGGAAAACACCTCGGCTGGAGTTAATTGTGCAGGCGGTTTATCAAAAATCTTTTTAGCTTTACGCTCATCTTTGCTGTAGTCCTGTGGACGCAGCTCTAATCCCTTTTCCGCACGAGCAATAGCTGATGGGAGTAGGGGAAACTCTGTGCGCAAGTAATCGCCATTAGGGTGGCCCATAGGAATAACATCTACTCGACCATGAGTAGCCATTGCAATCCAAACAACCATGTTTCTACGTGGGTTTCCTCTATGGTCTCCCATAGTTTCTACGTCAAAGCAGAAAGCATCTTGTTGGTTATAGTACTCAACAAGATCTTCTAAATCTTTTTTTGTCGTTATGAAATTCATTTGCCCCTCAAACAATTATGTATAGAGCCCCAGGATAGGCTGGGGCTCTATACGCCCTCAAGAGATTACTGGCCAGCCAGGATTTCTCTTGCAATCTCTTCTAGTTCCGTGGTGCTAGATACACGAAGTGCATCTGTTCCCAATGGCTTCATTGTGGAAATGATTCCAGATAGTTGAACAGGATCAAGATCCCAGTCATCTGCGAGATCGCGTTCCTTTACAGGAAGGATTGTGTAAGAGGTTTTTGTTCCTGTGCCAGAGCGGCTTACTGCCCAATAAAGATCAGGACGGTCCAAAGGACCGGTCTTCTTATCGGAGTTTAGCTTTTCTAGTTGACCACAGAAACGAATACCAACTGTAATTAGTTGGATTGTTGGTGTTTCATCTGAAAGATTAACAACGCTGAAGGCAAACTTGCGCTCTGGCTTGTTGCCTACACGTGCTAGTGGGTCCCCTTCGTAGCCAATAAAGGATTTCTTACCTTTACGGTCTACCCAATGCTGGAAGAACACCATTGGTTCTGCAGAAAGAAACTTGATTAGTTGTGGCTCTTCCTCAAATCGGAAGTCAGTTGTATATCCGCGGCTGGATTCAGAAACAGCTTTTTTAGCTGCTGCCCAACCGGTTTGAATTACTGAAGAGCGATCAGGAAATTCATTCTCATCTTCTTCAATAAAAAGATCTTCTTCAACATTAACTGTTGGGTCTAGATCTACGTCTCCTAGGTAGGTGTCTACGTTTGGAGCCTTGCGAAGTGTTGCATCTGGTGTCATTTTTTTGACGCCTTTCCATTAGCCATAGGTATTAGTTAGTTTCGTTTGTATGAATCTTAGTCCAGTTCTCCAGTATCTCTACCGATAGATCTGTATGTCGATTCCAGTCAATTCGGGGGGAATCTAAGAGACCTCGCGAATTAAAACTGCTTATTACAGAGAGAATCATAGCACGACTGTACATACGCCAGCCAGGCTTTTTCTTCCCGTCTACCATGATTGACTTTAGGCGATAAGGTGCACGTGGTATATATCCTTTTCGTTCCCACAGTCTAACCGTGACTAGAGGTCGTCCTAGAGCCAGGGCCAAAGCACCGGCGCTGAACAGCTCAACCTCTTTGCCATTAGGTAGCTTTTTTACCTGAAAGTTTTCCTCCCAGGAATCTATTTCTTTTTTAGGTTTAACAGGCGTCGCCACGGAACGACGTTTTTGTTTAGATCCAGGATAATAATCCCCAAGACCACCAAACATAGTATCAATGACATCATCAGCCATTCTTATTTTTTGCCAACTTCTTCTCGAATTTAGCCTTGCGACGTTTTGTCATGGGAAACTCTGCCTGTATGTAGAAGACTATTAGGTCTAGGGATACTTGGAAACTAGAAATATGTAGGCCTATAGAGAAAGCTTTCATCCAGCCCCATTGAATCCAAACGCGCTTAATACGTGTCTCGTACATGTTACTTCTTACTTGGAACAAAAGCCCAAGTGATGGTCTTGGGAAACATCGTGTCAATATCTTTTTCAGATAGCTTACCCTCATATAGGCAAGCCATGACCTCATCTTCGTCAACTGTAGGTACCGCCTTAATGCACCGGTCTGCAAGACCTTTGGTTGCTAGTAGTGCTACGGCAGCATCCATGTCAAGCTTTTGTGATACTCGGCGCTGACGCTGTAGAGAAACATAACCATCTACCTCTTCAGGAAGCTCTAGCCATAGGTGGCCCTTGTCGTCTTCCTGACCCTGAGTTTCTACGACTTCCATTAAATCATTCTTAACCTCAGACTGGGCTTTAGATAGCTCGTCAATCTTCTTCTTATATGTAAGGTACTCACGAACCTTCATAAGAAGTGGGTTAGTAGTTATTTTACGTGGTGACGACTCGATCTGTGGCATTTTGCCTCCCCTATCGCTTGTGATCGTTGTTGTACTTGGTCCAAATATACATAAGCAGCAGGCCGGTTGCAAGTCCGGCATACCCGGTAATCATGGTTAATACGTTCATAACCCCACAATAACAGAAAACCCCCCGGTGTCAAATCCGGGGGGCTTGCTGGCAGGTGACTCTTAAGCTTAGTTTACTGCTCCAAATAGTATTTAAGAGCCTTGATGATGACGTCTGTGACCGTACGCTTCTCTGAAGCGGCCTTCTCTTTCACAGCGTTCCAAAGCTCGTTTGAGACACGAATTGTGCGAGTCGGTGTCTTTGGTGAATTTGGCATTACACTCCTAAGTGTTTAGTAAAAATGCCCTCAGGGTGCCTACGGTTAGGTTTACCCCACCTTCAGCGTTAATTCCTTCTCCATCAATTACAGCGTTAGCTATAGCCGACTTCTGAAGCAGCATCTCACGTTGACGCTGTTCCAATGAGTTCTCCATAAGTATATCTTGTACTACGATGCGCTCCCAGGTACTCGAAGCCCTCTTGATTCTACCGTTACGCTGTACTGCAAGTCCTGCATTCCAAGGTAAGTCGTAATTGATCAAGAGATTTGCCTGAGGTAAGTCTACACCGTATCCGCCCGCATCGGAGGATATAAACAATCGGCATTCTGGATCTGATTGAAACTTTAGCTTTGCTTCTTCTTTTTGTTTTGCATTCATGTGCCCTGTGTATACAACAGAATTATACGGCAGTGCCTCTTGTATAAGTTTTGTCATGCCAACAAAACTCGAAAAGATTACAGCTTTATTCCCATCATATTGATTTAAGAAATCGTCGATGTATTGCTTTAAAGTAGCAAGCTTCGGGCCCTGCTTTATATTATCTAAAAGTCCTAATGCTTTTAATTCCGATGCGTAACCTGATCCTCCCTGCAAACCATTCATTACCATGGTTTGACCGTCGTCTGAAGTGATTACAGTGCCCTGCTCAAACTTTTCTGCGCTTACTATCAGAAGCTGTGGATCGTCACAAAGAAGGCGTAGGCATGTAAGCTTTGACATAATTAAACCACGAAGCTCATTCATCTGAGAATCGTTATCACTCTTACCATAGTGAGAAAACAAATCAAAGCTTCCACCAAAAGTATCTAATGCGTCATCTAAATTAGCCAGCAGATCCCTAACAATATGTGTGTAGATTTTTCTACCGGGCCTATCAAACTCAACATATATAGGCTCTGAATGTATTGATTCGGGTAGGTAGGGTGCAACATCGGGATCGGATTGACGCTTACGCACTGATGCGCCGCCTAGAGTCTTTACTAATAAGGGCAGGTTTCTATAACGTTCTACTCCACCAAAGCGATTACGAACTATAAAAGTTTGATCAAACAAATCAAAGCGGCCTAAAACCTGATTATCCACAAACTGCATAATGCTGTATAGCTCTTCGGGTTTGCCGTTCTCTACGGGGGTACCGGTAAGGGCAAACTTAATAGGGCTAGTAAGCTTTTTTACTGCTTTGGCTCTCTTAGATCTAAATGACTTGATAGCTGTTGCTTCATCTGTGACGACAAATGCTCGTCCAAGTTTTTCCACAAACTTCCAGTCGTTAACAACCTGCTCGTAGTTAATA